GAATGGCCCGATCACGAGGACGACTGCCCGGCGCATCTGCTCGTGACGCTCATGTCGATGCCGCCCACGTCGTATACCACAGGCAACGCTGTGCTGGGCGCGGAAGTCATTCGCGCTGGCAACCCGCTGGTGACGGTGACGCTCACGGATCACCCGCTGGCCGCCGCCCGGGACGCCGGGCCGCCCCCGATGCCGGCGCGGGAGGCGGCCGAGCGGGAACGGGACGAGGCGCTTGAGGGCGAACACTACGCCAATGGCGTGGCCGACCTCGCCATGAAGCATCGCGATGCCGCCGAACAAGCCCGAGACGCGGCGGTGGCCGAGACGTGGGAGAAGGCGGCCGACATCTGCGGGGGCGTGCGCTTCGGGAACGCCGGGATTGACGCGCTCCACGCCCTGTTCATTCAACGCGCGGCGGCCACCCGGAGCGCCGAGCTTGAACCACGGTGGGCCGAACGTCACTGCGGCCCGGAGTGCGAGATTTGCCATCCGAAGGACGCCCGGGACGCCGGGCCGCCCGTCGGAGACTGGCTGTCGCGTGTGGATGGATTGGTCGCCACACTGCGCGGGCATTTCGAGGCGGGCCTCCCCCAGAATGCCCGAGAGGCCGTGGTGCGCTTCATCGGGACGTGCCAAGACGAGTGGATGACCGCCCCCGAGACACGGCGACGGCTGGAGGCGGCACAGGCTCGCTGCGAGGCGCTGATCGCGTCGGTCAGCCACGTCACAGGCAGGCGGGAGGGGCTCGACGCCGACATCGCGGCGGTGCGTCTCCTGCTCGACACGGTCGCCGCCCTCCCGGCCGCCCCGCCGCCGGATCTGGTGGCGCTGGTGCGGGAGTGGCAGGCGGCGCGGCTGGCATTGGACTGCGAACGCTCGGCCGTGGACGGCATGGTAGATCAACGCTTCTATTCCAGGCTGAGCAGTTCTGACGCCGCCCTACTGGCCTATCCGCTGGCGGAATCGCCTACGTCACGTTCTCCGACGTTGGCCGAGGACACGGACGGAGGCGGCGCATGAACTGGCAACCGATAGCGACGGCGCCGAAGGATGGCCGCGTCGTGCTGCTCTGGTATGGCGGCGTGTTCGTCGGCCTGGTCATGGCGTGGTGGCAAGAGGCGATTCCCGCAGACGACGGCGGCGCGCGTATCCCGGCGCGGTGGGAGGACATTGGCGAGGGGTTCACCGTGAATGACGCGACGCATTGGATGCCGCTCCCCGCCCCACCCGAGGACACGGAGGCCCCGCGCCATGACTGACGCCGAGATGGTGACAAAGTTGGACGCGGCAATGGCCGCAGGATTGAGCTTTGACGGGCTCACGGCACGACGGCTTATCTCCGATGTCGCCGCCGCCCTCCGCGCCCGGGACACCGGGCCGCACCCGATGCCGGAGACGTGCGCGCACTGTGGAGCGGAGAATGCGACGAGGTACATCCTGTGCCAGACGTGCCGTCACCTCGCCCTGGACCTCTCGGTCGGGCAGCGCACCCCCGAGGAGGACTGACCCCCATGCCCAAGCGGCGTCCACGCGAACCAGTTGTGATGTGTCCTTATTACTACAGCGGCCCGCGCTCGCTGCCGTTCTGGGACGAGATCAATAAGCTCAGCCACGACTCCGATCGGGACTCACTGCGCGTGCTCGCCTATGCACTCCAAGACATTGAGTGCCGCGTGCTGCAACTGCTCCGACTCGCGCAACAGCCTCAGCCATGACGCCCCCGACGCCTGAGGCCCTCGCCTTGCTCGTGGCGAAATTGCGCGGTCCCGATTGGCACTATCGCGTGACGGCGCATGAGGCCGCCGACGCCATCGAGGCCCTCACCACGGCGCGGGACACGGCCGAGCGGGAACGGGACGCCGCCAACCAGCGCGCGAATCAGTTCCTGGCGCGGGCGTGGGCCGATCAACACGCACTCGCCGCCGCCGAACAGGCCCGAGACGCGGCGGTGGTCTCTGACCAACGCTGCTGCGGCACCTGTCAGTTCATCGACACGACAAACGCCAACGACGGCACCGGGCTGTGCGTGGGTGGCGGCATCGACGGCTGGGTGCCCCTGACGGCGCGGTGCGACCAGTGGGCCACCCGGAGCGCCACGGAGACGCCATGAGCGCGACGTGCCTCACCTGTCGCCACTGGGACGGCGTGCGCGACCACGACCGCCTGTTCTATGCCCGCCCCGCCGCCTGCCTCCGCGCCACGCCGTTCGTCGGGCCGCCCCGCTTCGACTACGGCGGCAGCGACCTCGGGACCGCCGTGTGGCCCATCACCCGCCCCGAGGACCGCTGCGGCGAACACGCGCCCGTCGAGACGCTACACTCGCCCGATGCCCGCTGAGTGGCTCGTCAGTCATCGCACCTGTCGCTGGTGCGGATCCGCCTTCGTCCGCCCCCCGCAGTGGCCGTGGATCTGCCAGACGCCCGCCTGTCTCGCCCGCTGTACCGCCTTCGGTCTGCGCGCCGGCCGCGAGGGGCCGTGGGTGTCCCTGCCCCTGCCGCTCCAGGCCGAAATGATGGAAGCCGCCGCGCCCGTCACGCCGCACCGCGACCAGCGCACCTACGTGCTGGTCGGCGGGGCGGCCGGCGCGTCAAAATCCCACGGCGCACGCTTCGGCGCCTACTGGTGGGCCCTGACCGTCCCGAAATGCCGCATCCTCCTCCTGCGTGAAGTGAGCGACGAACTGAAACGCTCCCACATCCTCGGCCTCATGGATACCGAAGCCCCCGCCCTCGGGGCGAGCTTCGTCACCAATCCCGTCCCGCTCGCGCGCTGGCCCAATGGCTCCTTCATCGAAGGCGGCCACATGGAAGATGCCGCGTCGGTGAAACGCTACCTCTCGTCCGAGTACGACCTCATCATCGCCGAAGAAGGCAGCCTCTACGACCCCTCGGCCCTGATGGAACTCACCACCCGCGCCCGCACGACGAACGAAGCGATGCTGGCGCGAGGCGGCGCCCGCGTCTGGATCCCCACCAACCCCGGGGGGCCGAGTACCCCGATCCTGCGCCAGTTGTTTCTCGACCGCGACCTGTCGGTGGAGGAGTGGCCCGCCCTCGCGCTCACCTATCGCCCCGAGGAATGGATCCACGTCCCGGGCCGCCTGGAAGATAACCCCTACCTCGACCAGTCCTACGAACGCGGCCTCGCCGTGCTCCGACAGGCGTGGCGCTATCAGCAGTTGCGGCATGGCGACTGGTACGCCCAACCCGGCCAGTTTTTCGATGCGTTCTCCCCGACGACGCACGTCCGCGAGATCGACCTCGGCGCGCACCCGGAGAAATTGTCGTGGTTCCGCTCGCTCGACTGGGGCTACCACGACCCGATGGCGATGCTCTGGTGGGTCGTGCTCGATGACGGCCACCTGCACGTCGCCGCCGAACTGAAAGGCCGGTTGCAGACGCCGAAGGAAGTCACGCCGAAACTCCGCGCGATCGATGACGAATTGAAGCTCCCGAAACCGCGCGACCGCGTGATCACCTGGGCCAGTCCCGATATGTGGGCCAATCGCGGCCAACTGGGCGAGTTTCTCCAGGAAACCGCGCGCAAGAACGGCTGGCCGGTGCGTCCCGCCAAAACCGACCGCATCAACGGCTGGATGCGGATCCAGGAATTGCTCCGCCCCGCCCCCGATGGCTCGCCGTGGCTCACCATCCACCCGCGCTGCAAGAATCTCATCCGGTCGCTCCAGACCGCGCAGTGCAAAGAGGATGACCCCGACGATGTGCGCCAGTTGGACGACCACTTCCTCGAATCGCTCCGCTATGGCGCGATGAGTCGGCCCGCGCCCGCCTATCGCCCCCCCGAGAGCCCGCAGACGCGGTTGTTCGCCGAGGACTTCGCCCCCAAGGGCAAAGTGGCCGTCGGCGCCGGGCAGTGGCTCAAATAAGGGCTTGACATCAAGATAATCATGCGTATCATGGAGGACATGGCGCGTGTGACCCCGACGACCTATCTCCTCCGCAATATCGACCCCGCCCTGTGGCGGAAAGTGAAAGCGCAAGCGGCCAGGGACGGGATCTCCGTCCGGGACGCGATTCTCCGGTTCCTCGTGGTCTACGCCCGCCCGGCGGTGCCCCGATGATGACCGACGTGGTCCTCCAGGAACTCCTTGAAGTGACGAAACTGGGCGCCGAGACGGCCGCGTGCGTCCAGGAGTTGACCCGCGCGCTCCTCGCCACCGTCACCGAACTCAAGGATCTGCAACGCCGCGTGTCAGTCCTGGAGGCCCGTCGTGACCGATGAGGAACTCGCTCGCCTCTACCGGGGCCGCACCCCCGACCAGCGCGCCCGGATGGCCCGAGCCGCCGAACGCGCCGCGCGCCCGCAGCACCCGACCTACGGCCCGCTCACGCTGATCGCCGTGGTCATCGCCGGGGCGCTCGTGGGCGTGGCGCTGGCCTCCGGGGTCGTCTGGCTGGGGTGGCTCTGATGCTCCGCCCCTGCGGCTACGGCACGATGACCGACGACGATATTCCCGACGACCCCGAGAACGAGGACGACGGACAGCCGCTATTCGATGACGAGGAACCCGACGATGCCCAAGATCCCCGAGATGACGACCAGCCCGACCCCCGAGACTGAGAACCCGAACCCCACAGCCCGTCCCGCCCCGGCCGTCTACGCCGCCATCGCGCAGGCGAGCGCCTCCCTCGCCAAAACCGGCGTGTCGAAATCCCGACGCAACGAGCAACAGGGGTACGCCTTCCGCGGCATTGACGAGGTGCTCAACGCGCTGAACCCTGCGCTTGTGGACGCCCGCCTCGCCATCACGGTCGTGTTCCGTGACCGCCACGTCACTGAGCGGAGTACGAAGTCCGGGCAACCCCTGTTCTCCGTGACCATCACCGGGGGGTTCCAGATCAACTGCGCCGCCGACGGCTCGTTTGTCTATGTCACCACGATCGGCGAAGCGATGGACACGGCCGATAAGGCGACGAACAAAGCCATGAGCGCCGCCTACAAGTACATGGCGCTGCTCACCTTCTGCATCCCGCTCGTGGGCGAAGATGCCGACGAGACGACCCACGAGGTCGCTGAGACGGTCACGCCAGAACCCGAGGGGTACGCGCAGTGGCTCGGCGTGCTCAAGGTCGCCGCCGTCGGTGGGACGGTCGAACTCCGCGAAGCCTTCAAGGCGGGCACTGAGCCCCAGCGGACGCACCTGACCGCCACGAGCCCCGAGGCCGTGAATCACCTCAAGGGGTTGGCGCTGGAAGCCGACGCCGCCAAGGCCCCGAAAGTCGAGCCGTGACCCGCGCCTGCTCGGTCCCGTGGTGCGGGATCCACCCCGCCGACGGCGATGCGACGTGCGCCATTCACCGGGATTGGCCCGTCTCCCCGGGCGAATCCGCCGAGACGTGGCGGACCCGCGTCTCCCGCACGCAGCGGACCCGGCGACAGCGCCAGCACGCCATCGCCCAACAAGACGCCCGCGATGCGGCGAAGCGAGGGGCGTCGTGAGAGCGTGGACATTCCGAATCGTGCGCTCGGCTGCTGGGGGGTTCGACATCGAGCGTCGTCCGATTCACTGCAAGCAATCCCCGGACGAGGGGTGGTATCCGTATCCGGGCGGGAACTGCCTAACCTATCTCGGCGCGCGGTTCAAGGTGTGGTGGGTGAGGCACCGCTCCAACGACGTGGTGTGGTCCGAATGATCCGCCTCACCTGTCCGCAAAGGTCGGCCGAGTGGTACGCCGCCCGGGCCGGGCTCCTCTGCGCGTCCGACGCCGGAGACGCCTTCCCGAAAACTCCCGGCGCCACGCAGCGTGACCTCATCCTCAGCATCGCCGTCGAACAGATCACCCACGAGGCCGAGAACGGGGGGAGTTTCGTGAACGCCGACATGCAACGCGGCATCGACCTGGAACCGCGTGCCCGCGCCGCCTACGAGGCGCAGACCGGCGACCTCGTGGAGATCGTGGACTTCTGCCGACACGACACGTTGGCGATTGGCTGCTCGCCCGACGGGTTCGTGGGCGACGACGGGATGCTGGAGATTAAGTGCCCGCGCAAAGCGAACCACCTGCTGACGATGCGCGAGGGGAAGCTCCCCGAGAAATACCGGCTGCAATGTCTCCATCAACTGCTCGTCACCGGCCGGGTCTGGGTGGACTTTGTGAGCTACTGCGACGGCCTGCCCGACTTCATCCCGGCGTGCTGGGTGACGCGGTACACACCGACGGCCGACGCGCTGGCCGAGTATCAGGCGAAGGTCGAGAAGTTTCTGGCCGAGGTGGACCGGGAGCGCGCGGCGCTGCTCGGGTGGAAGGCGCTGACGGGAGGACGAGGATGAGCGACGAACGGACCAACAAAGACCCCAACGAGTGCGGCGCGTTCTGGCAGAAGCAAGGCAAGAAAGGCGTGTTTCTCAGCGGCACCGTCAACGGCGTGTCCGTCATCGCCTTTCCGATTACCGGCGGCGGCGTGGGCACGCCTACCCCGTCGTGGCGCGTGCTGAAGTCCGACCCGCCCCGCCCGAAACACTACGCCGAGGAGCCGCCCCGTGACCCCGGACCCGACGACCCCTTCGCCTAGACCGCTTGCGCAGAACATGCACGCCTGCGTCGTGTGTGACCGGGTGTGTCATTGCGTGCGCGGACGCGAGTACCTCGACGCGCACCCGGACAACTACCAGCACTCCGAGGCGTCTGGGATGGCGTCGGAGTGGTACGTGCCGGAGGGGGAGTGTGACTGCCCGCACGAGGCGCACCCATGAGTCGGAACATGGAGGCCCGTTGGAACGGCTTGGCGCGGTTCTTTGTCTACTCCACCTTTTCGTGGGTGACGCCGTGGCCGTGGTGGATTGACCTCGGCTGCATTCTCGGGATGTGGGTGGTGATCTGGAATGGGCACGAGTGACCTCCCCGCGTTTCTCGGCTACGGGGCCCCCGATGGCTCGTGGACCGTCGATTTCCCAGCGCAGGCCCGAGCCTGGATCCGCTCGCTGGCGGGTGACACCGGGGTCAACCTGCTCATCACCTTCGTGGACGCCAACAGCCAGAAAACGCGCCGCCAGGAGCGGGGATTTCACGCGATGATCGCGCCGTGGGCGAAGGAGCGCGGCGACAACGTGGACGACCTGAAACAGTTCCTCCTCGGCGAAGTGTTCGGACACCACACCTACGTGGACCGTCGGAGCGGGGCCGAGGTGCAGGTGCTCGCCGAGCCGCACACATCGAAACTCACCAAGCAGCAGTATTCTCACCTGATTGAGCGGTCGATGGATATTGCGGCCGAGGACAACGTGATTCTCATCGCCCCGGACGAGTGGCGGCAGATGAAAGAGGCGGAACGCCGGAAACTCCAGCGCGCCGCAAAAAAGGCGCAGCCGTGACGCCCGACGAGGCCACCACCGCGTTTCGGCGCTGGCTCAACGCGCATCCGGTCGGCCAGTTCCCAAAGTTCGCGGTGGTGGCACCGGAGATGTGGGAGGCGCTCTACCTGCGGGCGAAGCGCGAGTACGACCCGCCGTTCTGCGGCCCGAACCTTGGCCTCCTGATTAAGATGGTCGAGGTGTGGGAGGGCGACGTGCCACTCGGGGAGGTCGTCGCCGTAGCCTCGCCGCTCGACGCCCTAAAGCACGGAGCCCAGCCATGACGTGCGCGGACCTGCTCGTCGCCGGGACGTTCGCCGCTGTAGGGTGCCTCATCTTCGTGATTGGCACTGCGTTCGGGATCGGACGCAAGCCATGACCAGCGGAACGAAGTGGGTCCGCTATCCGCACTGGGCCATGATTAACTCGATGGAGCCGGAGAAGCGCCGCGCGTGGCTCACGTCCTACTTGGATACCACGGCGGATATTGTCGCCCCCGAGTTCGCCCGCTACGTGCGCCAGCGCGACCGCTGGCTCGATGACCTTGGCTACGACCGCCGCACGTTCGTCGGGACGTGGGTCAAAGTGGGACCGTTCGTCTACGAGTTGGAAACCGAGCCATGAACCGCCGCCACTTTCTCCGTGCCACCGCCGCCGCCGTTGGCGCCCTCACGCTCGACCCCGAGCGGCTCCTGTGGGTGCCCGGCCAGCGGACCTATTTCGACATCGTGCGACCGTTCTCCGACGTGCTGACCTTCCGGGGCATGGAGGTGTTCTACGACGAGGATTGCGACGGGTGCTACGTCTACAACCCGAAATTTCTCAAGATGGTCTACCTGAACGGCCACGAGTGGTCGGGCCCCGCATCCCACGCCATCGGGCGGTTTCTTAGGGAGGCTGGGGCGAAGGGCCTCACGGTGTCCGTGTCGCACACCCATGTCTGACCGCACCCTCGCCAAGATCGGCGTCCGCGGCTCCCTGGCCGACGAGCGTGCCTCCCGCCGGGCCGAGATTCTCCGCGAGCGGAAAGCCGCCTACGCCCTCGTGGACGCCCGGGATAAGGGCCGCTGCCGGGCGTGCGGGCATCGCGTGAGCCCCACGGCGGTGTGGCACATCGACAAACTGGAGCGCCACCACATCACCAGCCGGCGCTACGCCGGGACAGAGACGAGCGCCAATATTGTGACGCTCTGCGCTCCGTGCCATAAGCAAATCCCGGGCACCTTGAAGTTGTCCGGGAACGCCGACCGCCTCGGGGAACTGGTGGTGAAACGCCTCGTGATCGACACATGGTGGGAGGAGCCCGAATTTCTCTTGCGGGAACGACCCGTACGGCCGTAGAGTGCGGGCGTACAAAAGAAACGGCCCCGAGGTGGTTCAGTATCCTCAAGGCCGTTTGCCGACACGCTGTGATCGCAGCGGGACGGCCGCCGAGGGGCCTTAGACCAACCCCCAAGCGACCCCATCCTAACCCAATCCAGCGTGTCGTGGCGAGGTGCAGCCGGAAGGCACCTAACGCACGGTCACGACCGTGGTGGTTCACCAAAACCGGGAAGTGCGCTGTCGGCATCTTCGCGCCCGGTCCTGCATCGCGTCGTGCAGCGGTGAGCAGGCTGATCTACCGAGTCTCCCCAAAGGGCAGATGCAGGTACAAAGATGCCGGTTCTATGCTTCTACAGAAGGGAATGACCGAATGACCACCCGGCTGACTGCCTTACTCCTCGCCCTGCTCGCGTCGGCCTGTGGGGGAGACTCCCCGAGCCCCACCGCCCCCACGCCTCCGCCCGCCTGTCAGGCCAACAACACCGGCACGCTCATCCTGGGCAACCGCTCCCAGCGGACCTACACGGTCAGCCTGAACGGGGCCACCATCGCCACCCTCGGGCCGGGACAGGACACCTCGCCGCAGACGCTGGCGGCCGGGGTCGCTCACGCCGTCCGGTTCATCTACAGCAACACGACGCTGCTGGCCTGCACCCCCTCGGCGCCGATTCTGGCGCAGTGCATGACCACCACGCACACCTGCGCGAACTAGCCATCCTGGAGATCCCCGAATGAGCGACGATTCCCGCGCGTTCCCGCTGCAACTCGCCGACGAGGTGGGCACCTACCACCTCGGCATGACCCTCCGTGACTACTTCGCGGGGCAGGTGCTCTCGGGGTATGCCCCGACACTGGCGCTCTACCCTCCAGTGTCGATGATTCGGGACATGGCGGCGCAAGCCTACCAAGTGGCCGACGCGATGCTCGCCGAAAGGGAGAAATGACCGACCCCTTCGATGACTGGTGGGCGCACTACCCCAAACCCGTGAAGAAAATCCCCGCTCGGGACGCCTTCCGCTGGGCGATGCAGAACCACAACGCCGACGGCACCCTCCCCGAACGCATGATCAACACCGTCATCTGGCAGAAAGCCTCGGGCCTCTACTCGGCGCCGAAGTACTGGCCCGACCCCGACAAATGGATCCTCACGCAGCGGTGGACCGACGAACCCCTCACCGCCGCCCCGCTCGTCCCGACCACGCAGGAACTCGCCGACTTCCGGATGGTGCAGTACGCGGTCGCCAGCGCCGGGATTCAGGTGAACATGGCCGACTGGCTCAAGAAGCGGCGCAGCGCATGACCGTCCAAGAACTCCGCCTCGCGCTGGCCGCCCATCCCGGCCACTGGAACGTCGTGGTCATCGAACAGGGGCACGTTGCACTGATTACGCACGCGCACACCGAGGAGGGGGCGCCGGTCGTCGTACTCTATGTCGAGGAGCCCCCCGATGCGCGCCGCGAAAACTGACACCATCCACGCCGAAGTCCGCGGCGCCCTGGAGAACTGCGGGGCCATCGTGTTCGACGCCGCCCGGGTCGGCCGGGGCTTCCCCGACCTCGTGGTCAACTGGCGCGGACGCATCGTGCTCATCGAGGTGAAGGCCCCCAAAGGCACGCACACGCCGCAGCAACAGCGCTTCGCCCAGCGGTGGCCGGTGACGGTCCTGCGCTCGGCCGAGGAGGCGTACCACTTCTGCGGCGTGCGGTCGGTCGGCACCTACGTCCCGCGTGGCGTCTGGGAAACCGGCTCGTGACCCCCGAGGCTCTCCGGGCGCTTCTGCGCGCCGCGTGGCAAGACGGCTGGCAGCAGCGGTCGAATCTCCACGTCGCCCCGCTGGGGATTCGCCTGACCGAGAACGCGCGCCGCTGTTCGGACTACGTGGAGGCGGTCGTCGCCACGCACAAGGAGCCCGATGTTCGTGCAACTCAATCTTGACCTCGTGCCGATCGAGATGCCGCCGGTCGAAGTGGTGGAGTCGGCGCTCGGCGAACTGAGTGCGGCCCTGACGCGGCGGCTGGTCGGCGCGGACCTCTCCACGGCGCGGTGGATTGCCGAGTCGGTGCTGGTCATCGAGCAGGCGCGCGTGCATCTGGGGGAGCGCGCACCATGAACCTCCGCTGCTGGTTCGGGTTCCACGAACACGTCCTGCGCGACCGCGACCACGCCGGCCGGCAAGTACTCCGGTGCGTCTCGTGCTGGCGCGTGCGGGAGTACCTGCCGGTCAACCCAGACGCCGTAGCCGCGTGGCGGCTCGCGCAGAAGGAACAGGCCCACCGCCTCGCCCTCAAAGCGACGTGGCGCCAGAAGGTATGAACGTCCTCAGTGTGTGCTCCGGCATCGAGGCCGCGTCCGTGGCGTGGAACCCGCTCGGCTGGCGGGCCGTGGCGTTCTCGGAGATTGACACATTCCCGTGTGCGGTGCTTGCACACCATTACCCGGAGACGCCGAACTGGGGCGATCTCACCAAGTTCAAGGACTGGCCGGATGCAGATGTCGATGTTCTCGTCGGAGGAACGCCGTGCCAGTCGTTTAGCGTGGCGGGGCTCCGTCAGGGATTGGCTGATCCACGTGGCAACCTCGCCCTTACGTATCTCGCAGTTCTGGATCGCTACCGCCCCCGCTGGTGCGTCTGGGAGAACGTCCCCGGCGTGTTGTCGGCAGACGGAGGACGGGCGATGGGAGCCTTTCTCGGCGGGCTGGGGCAACTCGGGTATGGGTGGGCCTACCGAAGCTTGGACGCTCAGTACTTCGGCCTGGCCCAGCGCCGGGAGCGTGTGTTCGTTGTCGGCTATCTTGGAGACTGGCGACGTGCCGCCGCGGTTCTCCTTGAGCCCGAGAGCCTGTCTGGGCATCCTGCGCCGCGCCGAGACGCGGGGCAAGTCGCTCCCACTACCGCTAGCCGCCGCACTGCGGGCGGTGGGCTCGGCACAGACTTCGACTGCGATGGCGGACTCGTTGCCTGCCTCGACGCCAGTTACGCCCGACTCCAAGGATGCAGCGGCCAAGACGCCAACCACGGCCACAGTCACTTAATCCCCTCCACGGGTAACGTGAGCCACTGCCTGAACGCTGGCGGCATGGGCCGGATCGACTACGAGTCCGAGACGCTGATCGCGTTCGACACCACGCAGATCACGTCCAAGGCGAACCGGAGCCACCCGAAGGCGGGCGATCCCTGCCACCCGTTAGCGGCCGGAGCTCACGCGCCAGCGATTGCCGGCATGTCCGTGCGTCGGCTCACCCCGCGAGAATGCGAACGCCTCCAGGGCTTCCCAGACGACTACACGCTGATCCCCTACCGTGGCAAGCCCGCGGCTGACGGCCCGCGCTACAAGGCGCTCGGGAACAGCATGGCGGTGCCCGTGATCCGCTGGATCGGGGAGCGGCTCGCCCAGGTGGACGCGCTCTAGACGAGCAGCGTCAACACCCAGAAGGCGAGGCCGAGCGGGGTGAGAGCCACCCGCGCGGACACCCCGGCCGCCGCCGCCACGAAGCACACGAACGCCGCCACCAGGAGGATGAGGTCGAGGTTGAGGGCCATAGGCGTAGAATACCGGGCGTATGCCCGACCCCGCCACTGACAATCTCCCCCTCCCCATCGAGGGCGCCGGCTCAGCGAAAGCCTGGACCTCCCGCATCGAGGACGCCAAGGAACTCCGGACGTGGCACCGGGACCAGTTCTTCTGGACCACCAACGTCGAGCGGTACGTCGGCAAAGGCAAGGGCGACCCCCTCACCCCCACCGGGGTCACGATCCTCCCGAAAGACTACGCCTACACCGAGCAGAAGAAACCCCTCCTGTTCTACCAGTTGCCCGATGTGGTGCTCACCGCCGCCCGGCCCGATGTCACCCCCGAGACGGCGCAACTGTTCCAGGCCGTCCTGAACGAGATGACCGGCCCGAACGACCTGAACGCCTTGGCGACCGTGACCGAGGTGCTCACCGACGTGCTGGTGGCCTCCGGCATCGGCATCGTGAAGCTCGGCTACGAGTCGTTCATCGACCCGCAGCAGCCGACCCGCGAGGTGCAAGTGGGCGAGCAGCCCGCCGTGGACCCGGCCACCGGCATCCCCATCGCCGACCCCACCACCGGCCAGCCGTTCATGCAGCCGGTCATGGCAGCGGTGCCGAACATCATCCGGGAGCGGTACTTCCTGGAGCGCGTCTCGCCGCTCGACTTCCTCTACGACGTGAGCTACCGCGGCTCGGACTGGGGTAAATGCCCGTGGATGGGGTGGCGCTTCCGGATGCCCGCCCACCTCGCCGCCCGCGAGTACGGCGTCAACGAGGACGACCTGCACGACCGCACCACCGACACCCCCACCACCGAGCAGTCGCTCGCCCCCGACCGGAGCAAACAGCGGTTCTCCGGCGTCGAAGGGACCGAAATCTACTACCGGGCCATCGACTTCGACCCCGAGGCGGGCGACCCCGACCTGATGCGGTGCCTCATCTTCCTCGACGGCATCGAAAAGCCTGTCCGCCACGAGAACAGCCGCACGCAGCAGGTCGAGGAGGGCCGGGTGGTCGCGGGCCTGCGCCGCTCGCCCATCTACCCGCTGACCCTCCGCTACGTCCCCGACATGCCCATCCCGCCCTCGGACTGCGCGATGAGCCGGGTCATCGTGGACGAACTCAGTAAGGGTCGCAATCAAATGCTGGAACAGCGGGACCGCAACGTCCCGATGCGCGGCATCTCGCTCGATAAGGTGACGCCCGACTCCCGCGAGAAACTCGTCCACGGCGAGTGGCAGGAAATCATCGGGTTCGAAAACGTGGCGGCGGGCGACCAGGTGATGTTCGGCATCCCGCTCTCGGCGTACCCGCAGGAAAACTTCAACTTCAACAGTATCGGGGAACGCGACCTCCAAGAGTGCTGGGCGCTGTCGGGCCACAACCTCGGCACCTCCGAACAGTCGAGCCGCACGGCCACCGAACTCAGCCTTCGCCAGCAGGGCACCGAGACGCGCATGGCCTCCGAGCAGGCCCGCGTCGAACTGTGGTGGGTGTCCATTGTCGAAGGGCTCGCCAGCCTCGTGCAGCAGTACAGCGACCTCCCGCAGTACGCCAAGGTCGTCGGCCAGGACGGCGCCGCGAAGATCATGGAGTGGACGAAAGCCGAGATCGCCGGGGAGTTCGCGTTTGCGATTCGCCCCGACTCGGCCAAGCGCGTGGATCAGGCGGCCGAACGGAAGTTCCGCCTCGATGCGATGAACCTGATGATGAACATTCCGGGCATCAACCAGCAGGAACTCATTGCGTGGGCGGCCCCGGCCTTGGGATTGGACCCGGCCAAGGTGTTCCAGCCGCCGCAGAAGGTTGAAGAGCCGCCCGAGCCGGTCAGCATCACCTACTCGCTCAGCAGCGAGGACTTGAACCCCATCCTGCCCACCTACGCCAACACGGTGGCGATCCTCAAGTCGCGGGGCATCGACTTGGCGCCCGCGGCTCCGATGGCGGCGTCTCCGGTGGGGATGTCCCCGGCCTCCCCTCCTTCGCCGGGTGGCGGGCCGGTGCGGGCTCTCGCCGGGGCGCCGCCAGTCTCAAAACACGCGGCGGACATGACCGGACGCCTTGACGGGGCCGGCAGCGGCACCACGAGCCCGGCATGAAGAAGTGGCTCAAGGAACTGGTCGTCGTGGTGGCGACGTGGGCGGTCAAGAAGGTGGCCGAGCCCAAGCACCCCAAGGTCAGCGGCAACCCGCTCCCCACGAGGCCCGAACGTGACCTGTGAGACATGCGGCCGTCCGCTCGCCGTGGGGCAGTGGCCGTGGTGCCCGCACGGCATCCCGTCCGGCGGCATCCAACCCGACACCTTCAGCGCCTCCGGGATGTGGATCGAGAACCTCTCCTCCAACGGGCACGCGCCGATGTGGGTCGAAGGCCGGGCCGACCTGAAGCGCAAAGCCGCCGCCCAGGGGCTCCGCTGGGTGCCGGAGGGGGTGACAGGGGTCAAGAGCGTCAAGCGCGACGACGACATGAAGGGGCGGCACAACGGCGGCGCCTTCCCCACCTTCCGGACCCACGCCCGACCGGACACGAGCGGCGGCGAACCGACACGATAGGACACGAACGTCCTTGACACCCCCTCGGCGCGGACGCAGAATGTTCCGCGCATGGGTGATTTCGATGCGGCCGTTGAAGCGTTAGAGGCGAATCAGTCCTCGGACGCTCCGGGAGCCCCCGACACAGGCTCAACGCCCGCCCCCGACTCCACCCCGTCGTCACCGGATCCGGCCCCGTCAGCGCCGGGGGAGTCTCCCTCTCCGACGACGCCACCCGCTGCCTCGCCCGCGAAGGCATCGGCCGCCCCGACCGCCGCTCCGGCTGCCAAACCGCAGCCGCAGATGGTCCGGTACGAGGCGCTTCGGGACGCTCGGGAACAAGCCAAGACGCTCAAGGAGACGTACGGCTGGCTCAAACCAGACCACGCCCCGCGCGTCCGCGAGTTCATCGAGCATTACCAGCGGGATCCCGTCACTGCCCTCGTGGAGAACCTCCAAGGGTTGCTCCAGGATCCACGGTACGCGCCGCAGTTGCAGGCTCTCATGGGCCAGCAGGGCAGCGCCGACCCCGAACCCCAGCCCGACTATCAGGCCACGGACGGGACGCCCGTGCGGTCGGCCGCCAATCAGGCCGAGTGGAACGAGTGGCGGGAACGACGCTTCGAACAGAAGTTCTCGGAGAAACTCCGGCCCCTGGAGCAACACCTCCAGACCACCCAGCGGCAGGCCCACCTCGCGGAACTCCAAACCAAGGCCGACACCAAGGCCAAGGCGCTCCTGGAGCCCTATCTGGGCGACCAGTACTTTCAGGAGCATCGCGCGGACATCCGGGCTCGCTTCCAGGAGTACGTCGGCGAGATGCCAGGCGAGAGTGCCCTGCACCGCGCCTACGTGGAGATCATCCGAGAGAAGGTGTTGCCGGGCCTGAGCACCGCCGGTGCCCAGTCGGTCGTCCGGCAACTCAACCAGAAACCCGGGGCCACTGGCCCCAACCCGGCCCGCCCGACCGCCGCGTCCTCGTCCAAGAAGCGGTACGCCGACTTCGGGGAAGCGATGGACGCTGGGGTCATCGGCTAAGCCGGGCCTGAGAGGTACTCCCCGTGCCCGATCCCAATCTCGGACAAGAAGTCGCAAGTGTCTGGGAATCCGTCATCACGCCCGACGGACCCGTCGACAACATCTTCAACAGTCGCGCCCTGTTCTACTCCCTCGCGGGTGGTGGACAGAAGGGCCTCAAGACCGGCGTGGGCTTCGCCGGGAATTC